AGCTCTTGATGCTAGAAAATTTGATATATTTGAAATATCTGCGAATAAAGATTCAACAATAACTGGTATGACTCCACATCATCCTGGGCAAACAGTAACTATAGTTAATGTTGGATCGGGAACTGTTAAATTAAAATATTCTAATAAGTATGCTAATGGAGGTGGATTGTTCTATGGTACTGGTGCAGATGTTGATTTAAAACCTAATGTAGCGGTGCAGTTAATATGCACAACAGCTGCTTATTGGATTAAAATCACATAAAATTAAATAAAAAAAAGCTTGACTCGTATACGTAAAATGTTGTAACGTATATAAGATCTAAAAGAGTATGATAAATGAAGATTTTAATATTTATATATGAGTTAATATGTAAGATATTTTCTCAAAAAAAGAAGGAAAAAATTATGAAAACAACTTTTGATGAAATAATAGAACAAGTATTACATCACGAAGGTGGGTATGTAAATGACCCAACTGATTTAGGTGGTGAAACAAATTTTGGTATTACAAAAAGATTTTATCCTGATGTGGATATAAAGAACCTTACAGAAGAAGGTGCTAAAGAAATCTACAAAAAAGATTATTGGGATAAAAATAAATGTGGAGATTTACCATCACAATTAAGACATATCTATTTTGATATGTGTGTTAATATGGGTAAAAGAACTGCTGTAAAAGTATTACAGAGAGCAGCTGTTAATAAAGGAAAAGATATAGAAGTAGATGGTGGTTTAGGACCAGCTACAATAGGAGCTGTTAAAAATGTTGAACTTGAAAGAGTTAGAGCATTTAGAGTAAAGTATTATGTTGATTTAGTTAATAAAAAACCTGAACAAGAGAAATTTTATTTTGGATGGTTCAGAAGAGCATTAGAGGTATAATGAAAAAATTTGGTGCAGATGTAATTGATGATTTAATTCTTGAATTAGAAAAATCTAAAATCAAGAAAATTGTTGGTGTCTATGGTGGTAGATTCCAACCATTTGGTCCACATCATAAAAAGGTGTATGAATGGTTGAAGTCAAAATTTGATGATGCATATATTACAACATCTAATATAAAACAATTACCAAGACATCCAATGAATTTTTCAGAAAAAGTCAGACATATGACTAAAATGGGTATTCCTAAATCTAAAATTGTAATGGAAAGAACACCATTTGTTGCTAAAAAATTATTAGGAAAATTTGACCCAGAAACAACAGCAGTTGTTTATATCTTTGGTAAGAAAGATACTGGAAGATTAAGTGGTGGAAAGTATTTCCAAGATTTTTTAAAGAATAAAAATAATTTAAAAGGTCACGAAGAACATGGATACTATTTAGTAGCACCACATATGTCAGTATCTGCTGGTGGTTTAGAGGTTAGTGGAACATCAATGAGAAATCTATTAGGTTCACCAAAATATAAAGACCAAAGAGAAAAACTATTCAAAAAAATGTTTGGTTATTATGACAAAGGTTTATTTAATATGATGACCAATAAATTCAGTAAATTATTTGAAGTTAATGAAGCTTATGCAGTAAGAGGTAGTAAAGTTGAAAAGTTTATAACTGGTCATAATCTTACACATAAAGGTAGGAAATATAAACAAATAGATTTTGAAACAGTTAAGATTGATAATACTAAAGGGTTGGTAACATTAAAAATATTAGCACCAAAGAAATTATTTGGTCAAATAACACCTGTTACTTTTAAAACATTAAGAAGAGGTCCATTTATTAAAACAGATACAAGTAAAAAAATTAGTGAAGCTGTTACACTCCCAATAAATGTTGGTGATACTGTCTTAATGGGTAAATTTAAGAATAAAAAAGTTAAAGTTAAATCTATTGGTGTAAATGAAAAAGGTGATGTTCTTATAAATGGAAGACCTGCTACAAAATTTAGACTTTTTCAAAAAGATGGTAGTGAAGATGTTGGTGTTAAACATTATGCTAATAAGATAAAAGTTACAAATGAACAAATAGAACATTTTTTAATTAAATATGATATTGGTGAAATTATAAAAGAAGCAACTACAAATCATGGAACAGGCGCACCACCTGATTCAGGACCGGGTGCATATTTTAAAGAATTTGGTGCATATAAAATTGATAGTATTAATATGGCTGCTAAATTGGGTTTTGAAGTTATGAGATATGGTTTGAGTGGTGCTTTAGATGATGAAGATGATTATCCAATTTATGATGCTGATTGGAAAAGAGGAGATGCTGTAGATGGACCTGTTCCAGCGGTATCTTGGTTTCCTGCAGGATTAGGTGGAAAAGCTACTGCTAATAACCAAATAGATTTATGGGGTTCAAAAGCTTGGAACGCTTGGATTAAACATATGAATCCAATTGCTGCTACTGTTGGTATGAAATTAGTAGATGAGTTAGAATATGGTGATTTTGATTGGGCTAAAGATGAAATAAAAAAACAATCTATGGATGGTTCAAAAGAAACTAAAAAAGTTATGGATAAAGAAGAACCACCTGATACACCACCAAAAGTTAAACTACAAAAACCTAAAGATATTCAAGAAAGTATTGATATATCACATTTAATGAATGAGCTTGTAGATAGAACATTTAATAGATATCAAAAAATAAGAAAGTATCAAGATTCTGAATTACAAAATGAATTAGGTGAATATTTTGAAAACAAAGATGCTCACAGAATAATGCCTGATTTAGCTCAAGATGAAAATGAATTAAGAGAAATGATTAAGTCAGCAAAATTATACTATTTATCTAATGATACTATTTATAATATGGAAAACACAGATGCTGCAAATATTTTAGATGGTATGGAAGCGCAGGATATTTATAAAATGTTAGGTGGTTATGAAAAGGATTGGGAATCAGTTAGAAACGCATTTAGAAATCAAAAATATTTACCAGCACCTATTGTAGTTAGAGATAGTAATAAGGTGATGTGGTTATTAGGTGGAAATACAAGGTTATGTATAGGATTATCAGAGGGGATGTTATTACCTGTTAAAATTATAGAATATAATAGACCATTTATTTTAAATGGAATGCATGAAAGTTTGAAAGAAAATTTAGTTACAAAAAATCAGTTACAACCAAGAAAGAAGGAGTTATTACTTATGGGCGGAGCATACGGACATATGGCACATCCATTCGATGACAAAGATTTAACATTCGGTGATTTAAAAACAATCATTACTATGGGGTTAGGTGGAACATTGAATAGAGAAGATGGTGTTACAGAAAAGTTAGATGGTCAAAACATTATGGTAAGTTGGAAAGATGGAAAACTTATCGCAGCTAGAAATAAAGGGCATATAAAGAATGGTGGAAAGACAGCTTTAGATGCTAAAGGAATTAGATTAAAATTTGCTGGTAGAGGTGATATAGCAAACGCATTCAACTTTGCTATGACAGATTTATCAAAAGCTATAGGTTCATTATCACAAAAACAAAAAGATAAGATATTCAATAATGGATATAACTTTATGAACTTAGAAGTAATGTGGCCAAAATCAGCTAATGTTATTGATTATGATGTTGCTACACTTGTATTTCATGGAGCTTTAATTTATGATGATAATGCAACTGTTAAAGGTCAAGTTCCTGGTAGTGGGAGAATCTTAGCAGGTATGATTAAACAAGTTAATCAACATATACAATCAAAATATTCAATAGGAAAACCTAATTTTTTAAATGTTCCAAAACATCAAGACTTTGGTAAATTGAAAGATAAATTTCTTTCATCATTAGCTAGATATCAATCTAAATTCGGTTTAGGTGATGGTGATACATTAGGTTTATATCATCAGAAATGGTGGGAACAATTTATAACAAAACAATCAAAAGGAAAGATAACTGGAAACACATTAAAAGGTTTAGTTAAAAGATGGGCTTTCTTTGATAAATCATATTCAATACCTATGATTAAAAAAGATTTAGATGGATATCCAGAATTTTTAGATTGGGTATTATCTTATGATAAAAATGATCACGCAAAACAAGTAAAAGAAAATATGAAACCATTTGAGATTATTTTCTTTGAAGTTGGTGCTGAGATAATGAAAAATATAAGTGGGTTTATAGCTGCTAATCCAGATAAAGCAGTTCAAGGAATTAAAAAAAGATTAGATGCGGCTATTTCAAGTGTGAGAAGTGGTGGTGATTTAAAAAAATTAAATACATTAAAAGTTCAATTAGACAGATTAAATGCGATTGGTGGTATGAAAGCTATTGTACCAAGTGAAGGTATTGTCTTTAAATACAAAGGAAAGACATATAAATTCACAGGTGCATTCGCTCCAATTAATCAAATAACAGGTCTAATGGCATTTTAGGGGGTTACATGGGATTCAATAAAGAGAGTCAAAGAGCAGTTCAAGGTGTTAGAGAAAAAATTCAAAAGAAGTTTTTTAGTGATAAACTTCAAGTTAGTATGACTGATACAGATAAAGATAAAGATGAAAGAGCAAAAAGTGCATTAAAGGTTGGAGAAGAATATACTGATAGAGATGGAAAAGTTTGGTATAGAATGGAAAGTGGTGGTATAACCAATAAAACAAGAGAATTTTTAGGTGTTCCGATGTTTTGCCCTAAATGTAAAAAAATTATGGGTGGACCTGAATCAAAATTAAATTCAAGTGCATTTATGAAATTTGGTCATTGTTTTAGTTGTAGATTAAGATTTGAAAAAGAATTAAAAATGAGTGGGAAGTGGGAAGAATATTGTAAAAAAATGACTTTAGAAAATCAAAAATCAAAATTAAGAGATGCAGAACAAGCATTTGAAGAACAGATGATGAGGGATAAAGAAGTAGAAAAGTTTGTAATGAATAGTAGTGGTGAGTTAGAATCTTGGTTTAAAGATAAAAATTATACTAAAAAGCAAGAAAAGCAGATGAGAAAATATATACAGGAATTGAAGGAAAAAGTGAATAAACATAAATAAATTGATATTTATATAAGGAGAATTGTACAGTGAATCCGATTTTGAAAGCAGTAATAAACATAATAAAGACGATTATAAGTAAAATCGTATACAATAAACAGATAAGTGCGCTAGAAAATAAACAGCAGATAATAGAAGAAAAAATCGTTGATTCAAAAGAGAAAGCTAAAAAGCTAAAGAAAAAATTGGGAACTACAGCGCCACCAAAAGAAAAAAATGCTAAAGAAGCTGCTGATTATATAAAGAACTTTATTAAGAAAAAATAAAGAGATCTCTAGGGAGAATTATTATGTCAAGAAGAAGACGTAGAAGAAGAAGAAGAAGATCCGCCGCACAAAATGTGGCGAGAAGTTTTACAAGAAGAAGAAGACGTAGAAGAGGTAGAAGAAGACGTAGTCCTATACAAGCCAAACGACACCAAACATTAAGTCTTATATTTAAGGTCAAAAGAGATAGAAGATTTAGTCCTAGTAGAGAACAACGAAGAAAACTTGTTAAGTGGTTTCAAGGTCGTGATTGGTCAAGAAAAATTAGAAAACTAACAGATAGACAGATTCGTCAAGCAGTAGACTTAAATGGTGAGTGGAGTATGGGTAGATTAAGTTGGGCTGCTAGAGAAGCTCTTGGTTGGACTTATAATAGAAATAATTTAACTGGTAAAGGTATCATTCAAGCACCACAAAGACCTTATGGTGCAGCTGCTAAAGTTCAAAGACAAAAATTTGAAATGAGAGCTGCTACTCGAAATATTTTCAATAAGAAAACTTTTGGAACAAATCGATTAAGGTTACTACAAAGAACCGCATTTAGAAATTCAAACCTAGCATATCTAAGAGACCAATATCCTGATTTAGCAGACGCTAGACCTGGAGCTTTTGGTGATAAATCTTCTAGAACACTAATGGGTGAAGCTAGAGGTGGTAAAGGTATTAAAGGAAGAAGAGCTAAAAAATTAATTGGTGAACATGGTTCTTGGCAAACTGAAAGAACTGATGGTGGAGAATTTGTAACACTTGATGGTAAGTCTTACAGAGGTACTTATCATATTTATAAAGATGGTGTAGTTATGACTGGTGGTAATCCATCAAATAGTGCTAGATGGAATCAAGTATTAATACCTGAAGACCAATACGAAGAAAATATGGAAATGTATCAATTGGTTTGGGAAAAAGCAACACACATTGAAAGAAGAACTGGTAGAGTAAAACCTGCTGGTGGTACTGATTATAGAAGACCTACTCGAAGAGGTAGAAGAAGAAGAAGGCGTAGGAGAAGATAATGTCTTGGAAATTCAATGGAAGTAGTTGGAGAAAAAACCTACGTAGATTCAGACGAAGATATAGAAAAATCAGAAAACCTATTAATCGAAGTGTTAAATATGAACAAGCTGGAACTAGTAAAGTAGAGTTACCTGGTAATATTAAGTTTAAAATAGATATCAGAAAACTTGCTAGAGATGCTAGAAAAAGAAATTTAAAGGGAATGGGTTTAGATAGATTTGATATTGATGAATTGAGAGCTAGAAAAGAGGAAAAAATTATTGAGAGAAGAAATAGTGTTCAGACAGAAAAAATAAAAGCTGAAAGAGGTGAATATGTGATGTTAGATGGTAGAAGTTATAATGGTCTATATCATATTCATACTGATGGAACAGCTATGACTGAAGCTACTTTTATACCAAATAAATCACAACCTTTAATTGCTAGAAATGATTATATAGAAAATAGAGCAACATATAGAATTTTAAGAAGAAGATTAAGATACAGAAATCCTTATAGAAAAAGAAGATTGAATTTAAGAAGAAAGAAAAGAGCAGCAAAATTCCAAGTAAGACGAAGTTTAGGTTCAGTTGGAGGAGGAGGAAGAGGTGGTTCTTCTGGTGGTTCTTCTGGAGGTGGTGGATATTAATGAAATTTAAGATGTTTATGTTGGTATTATTTATGTCAGTTATAATACCACAGGATAGTACTAATGTTGTTTGTGATGGTATATGTTTACCTGAAGCAGATATGATAGAATTAGCGAAAAAAATTGAAAAATTAGAATCTGATATATCTATATATAAACAAATTATGATACAAGATTCTATTACAATTTCACAACAAGATTCTTTAATTTTTGTATTGAATCAGAAGTATGATTTGTGTGAAAAGAGATTAGAAGAAGTAGAACCGGGATTTTTTGATAATAAATATCTTTGGTTCTTATTTGGTATTTTAGGTAATCATGGAATTAGTAATATTAAATAGGAGAATACAATGAAGATAACAGAAAAAAGGTTAAGGGAAATTGTTAAAGCTGTAATAAAAGAAGAAAAAACAGCTTATCAAAAATTCTTTGACAAAGCTTTAGAAAAATTTGGTGTTAGTTCACCAGACGGATTTAAAGATGAAGCTAAGAAAAAAGAGTTTTTTGATTATGTAGATAAACACTGGGAAGGTGAAAACGAAACTGATTAATAATGTCTGATTTAAAGCAAATAATAAAACAAGAGTATGTAAAATGTGCTAATGATCCAGTACATTTTATGAGAAAGTACTGCGTAATCCAACACCCGATTCGCGGGAAGATATCATTTGATTTATATCCATTCCAAGAAAAAACTTTAAATAGTTTAAAGGATAATGACCATAATATAATATTGAAATCTCGTCAGTTAGGTATATCAACATTAATGGCGGGTTATGGTTTATGGTTAATGACATTTCATTCAGATAAAAATATTCTTGTTGTAGCTATTAAACAAGAGGTGGCTAAAAACCTTGTAACAAAGGTGAGGGTAATGCATTCAAACTTACCAAGTTGGTTAAGACATAAATGTATTGAGGATAACAAGTTAAGTCTTAAATATTCAAATGGCTCTCAAATAAAAGCTGTATCAGCAACCGATGATGCTGGTCGTTCAGAAGCATTATCATTATTGATAATTGATGAAGCAGCCTTTATTACAAATATTAATGAGATATGGACAGCTGCTCAATCTACACTATCTACTGGTGGTAGTAGTGTTGTTCTTTCTACACCAAATGGTGTTGGTAATTTCTTTCATAAAACTTGGATAGATGCTGAAGATGGTAATAATAGTTTTAATTTTATTAATTTACCATGGCACTTACACCCTGAAAGAGATCAAAGTTGGAGAGACCAACAAGATGAGTTGTTAGGACCATCAATGGCTGCTCAAGAGTGTGATTGTGATTTTATAACTTCTGGTCAAAATGTTGTAGATGGTAAAATACTACAATGGTATACAGAAACTTTTATTCAAGAACCTATTGAAAAGAGAGGTCTTGATAATAATTTATGGATATGGGAACATCCCAATTATTCAAAATCATATGTAGTGAGTGCTGATGTAGGTAGAGGAGATGGACAAGATTATTCAGCATTTCATGTATGGGATGTAAAAGAATTAAGACAAGTAGCAGAATATAAAGGAAAATTATCAACTAAAGAGTTTGGAAATTTATTAGTTAATACTGCTACTGAATACAATGACGCATTATTAATTGTTGAGAATAATAATGTGGGTTGGGCAACTATACAACAATGTATAGATAGAGATTATAAAAATTTATTCTACTCAAGTAGAGATTTAAAGTATATTGATGTTTCAAATCAGATGACCAATAAATATAGAAACGAAGATAAACAAATGGTTGCTGGTTTCTCAACAACTTTAAAAACAAGACCTTTGATTGTTGATAAAATGGATGAGTATTTCAGATCAAAAGATGTAACAGTAAGGTCAAAAAGATTAATAGATGAATTGTTCACCTTTATATATGATAATGGAAAAGCTCAAGCTATGCAAGGAGCGCATGATGATTTAGTTATGTCATTGTGTATTGGATTGTGGGTAAGAGATACAGCTTTAAGATTAAATACCGAAAGATTAGATAGACAAAAAGGTATGATGGGAAATATTGGAACAAGTGAAATAGTATATTCATCAGATGATGCAGAAAATGATACTTGGAAATGGTCACCTGATGGAAAAAATGAAGAAAATTTAAACTGGTTATTAGATAAATAAATAAGTGAGGTAAAGTATGGCAGATAAGTCATTTTTTGGAAGATTAAGAAGATTGTTTTCTACAAATGTAATTGTAAGAAATGTTGGTGGAAGACAATTAAAAGTAGCAGATACAGATTCAAGGCAAGCCTTTAGAAATGTAGCTACTAATTTCATGCACGATAGGTATAATAGATTACACACATCTCAATTACCACCACATTCAGGTTATAGTGCAAAAGATGTCTTCCACGCACAACGAAGAGCGTTGTTCGAAGATTACGAAGGTATGGATGCTGATTCAATTATAGCATCTGCTCTTGATGTATACGCTGATGAGTGTACTATGAAGAATGAATTTGGTGATATTATTACAATCAATTGTAATGATGAGAATATAAATAAAATTTTACATAATTTATTTTATGATGTATTAAATATTGAATTTAATCTTTGGCCATGGATTCGTAATTTAGTAAAATATGGTGATTTCTTTTTGAAATTAGATATAGCTGAAAAATATGGTATCACAAATGTAATGCCTTTACCTGTTTATGAAGTAGAAAGAATGGAAGGTTGGGATCCATCTAATCCATATGATGTTAAATTTTCTATGGAGGGTTCATCTACACAAACACTTGGTGGTCAAACTCAAATGGAATTAGAGAATCATGAAGTAGCTCACTTTAGATTACTCTCAGATTCCAATTTTATACCTTATGGTAAATCAATGGTTGAGGGTGCTCGTAAAGTTTGGAAACAATTAACTCTTATGGAAGATGCTGTTTTAATTCACAGAATTATGAGAGCACCATCAAAAAGAATATTTAAATTGGATATTGGAAACATTCCACCAAATGAAGTTGATAACTATATGCAACAAGTTATTAATAAAATGAAAAAGACTCCATATCAAGACCAAGCTACTGGAGATTATAATTTAAGATATAATGTTCAGAATATAACAGAAGATTTCTTCTTACCTGTTCGTGGATCTGATAGTGGAACATCAATAGATGAATTACAAGGTGGTCAATGGGAATCAATCGATGATGTTGAATATTTAAGAAACAGAATGTTAGCTGCTCTTAAAATACCAAAGGCATTTCTTGGATATGAAGAGAATGTAAATGCTAAAGCTACATTAGCGGCTGAAGATGTTAGATTTGCAAGAACGATTGAAAGAATACAAAGAATTGTAGTATCAGAGTTAACTAAACTTGCTATCATTCATTTATATTCACAAGGGTATAAAGACGCTGAGTTAGTTAATTTTAGTTTATCATTAACAAATCCATCTACAATATACGAACAAGAAAAAATTGAGTTATGGTCAAATAAAATGTCTTTAGCAAGTTCTATGATGCAAGATAATCTTATGTCAACTGAATGGATTTATGAAAATGTATTTGCTTTAGATGATGACCAAAAATCTAAATTAAGAACACAAATAATTGAAGATCAAAAAAGAATGTTTAGATATGAACAAATCAAAATGGAAGGTAATGACCCAGTTAAAACAAATCAGTCATTTGGAACACCACATGATTTAGCAGCTTTACAAATGCAAGGTCAAGAAGAAGAGGGTGGTGGACCAGAAGGTGAAGCTGGTGCTCCTGAAGAAGGATTTCCTGGAGCTGGTAGACCTGATGAAGGACCTAAATATGGTAAAGATAGAAGTGCTAGGGGAAGAGATCCATTAGGTAGAAATGATATGAAAAAATTTGATAATGTTGGAACACCAATGTCTATGGAAAGTATACAGAACATTGTAAAAGGTATCCCACATAAAGTAAAATCAAAGTCGGTAATTTCAGAAACTTTTAACAAAAACACAAAGTCTAACAAATTGAAAAAAAGTGAGAAACAAGATAAAGAAACTTTTTTAGATGCAGATAAATTGTTAGACGTAAAGGAATAAAACATTTGATATATTATTTAAAATACTTATATTTATATATGAATAATAGTATCA